AGTCGCGTCTCCAACCGAAGCCCTTCAAGGACCTCCCGAAGCGCGGTCTTGAACTCCTGGGTGCTCATCCCGGCACTGCCAGCGCTGGGGCTCGCAGAGGTACTCGCGCCGGCGACGAGGTCGGCCGACGGCGCCGACGACGTCGACGACATCGCTGTAGACGCTGCCTCTTCGGGGGTCGGAGTTGACGATGTCGAGGGCGGGGCGGAGGTCTGATTCGGCGGCGGCATTGCCTCGGGAGCGGTTACTGGCGAGCGACTGGGCTCTTCTGGCGCATCGGGCATGTTGCTGTCGACGTTCGCCTCGCCGTCGATTTCCTCACCAATCCCAGGGATCGACTCGATTTTGTCTATCAGCCAGCCGATCTTGTCGCCGATCCAATCGAACACCGACCCGACGATGTCTTGGATCCCGAAGAGGTTCTCCCGCCAGGCGTAGTACAGCTGACCGAGCGGCCCGAGAAGGAGTAGCATCCACCCCGGTGCAGCATCGAGCCAGCCTTTGACCGTCCCCAGTGCGTCGGTGACCGTGTCTCGGACTCCGTAGAAGTTGCTCGTCCACGCGCGGTAGAGCCCGTAGCCGATGGCGATGGCTGCCCCGATGGCCGCGATGATCGCCCACACGGGGACGGTAATCGGTCCGAGAGCCACGTTGGCCGCCAGTGCCGCGGGGACAACTCCCCCAGTGAGCGAGGCTGCAAAGCCACTCGCCGCACCGGTTGCCATCCCCCACCCAGTCGCCATCGCCGGGAGCATCGTCAGCAGTGTCCCGCCGACGAGCAGGACAGGGCCGATTGCTGCGGCGACACCGCCGAGGAGGATGATCGCCCGGCGCTGGTCGCCATTGAGGTCCTGAAACCGGTCGGCCCCTGTCGAGATGTAGCCAGTTAGCGTCGACACCATCGGGATGAGGTCGCCACCGATGGCGATCCCGACGTCTTGGATGTTGCTCTTGGCGATCTGCATCTCGGCGTTGAGTGTGTCGCGCTGAGTCTGCGCCATCTGTTTCGTCGCACCCTCGGCTTCGCTGATTCGTTGGGTGTTCTGAGCGAGAGCGTCCGAACCTTCCTGCATGAGCGCGGCCATGGCGGGGCCGGCTTCTGTCCCGAAGATTTTCGCCGCGTCGCCGGCCTCGACGCCCGCCGACTCCATGTTTGACAGGAGTTGGGTCATCGAGACGACCTCGCCCGAGGAGTTTCGCGTCGCCACGCCCATCCCTTCGAGTTCGGTGGCTACTGTCGAACTCTCGTCTGAGAGCTGCGAGAAGACGTTCCGTAGCGCCGTCCCTGCCCGCTCGCCTTGGATACCGACGTCTCCCATCTGACCGATGGCCGCCGACGTCTCTTCGAGGCTGATACCGAGCGACGACGCGATCGGCGCGACCGTGCTCATCGCCGAGGCCATCCCCTGCATGGTCTGGTTGTGGTTCGCGACAGTCGCGGTCAGTGTATCGGTGACCGAGGCCATCTCGTCGGCCTCGCGCCCGTAGGCCGACATCACGTTGGTCGCCACGTCAGTCGCTTCGGCCATCTGCAGTTGGCCGGCCTCCGCGAACGCTGCGACCTGCGGCATGGCTTCCATCGCCTCGGCGGCGTCGAGGCCGGCGCTGGCGAGGAAGTAGTACGAGTCGGCGGCTTCCTGGGCTGAGTGGGTCGTCGTGTTGGCAACCTCGCGAGCGGTCGCTTCGAGCCGCTCTTTCATCGCACCGTCGACGTCGCCCATCACCGAAATCGAGCGCTGCATGGCCTGGTCGAAGTTGCCGGCGACTCTGACCGACATCGCACCCATGGCCGCCAGCGGGGCCGTGACCCCGGCAGTCATCGCGCCGCCAGCTCGTTGCATGGACTTGCCGGTGCTTGCCGCTCGGTCTTGGAGCGAGCCCATGCCGTCCTCTGCGTCTTCGATCCCCGAGGTAAAGCCGCTGCTATCGAGGTTCAGTACTGCTGTCAGTGACTCAAAAGGCATGTGTTAGTTACTCGTCATCCGAGACGAACGACAGCACGACGGCCAGCAGAGCCACCGCCCATATGAGGGCGGCGACCACCAGCGCTGGCCAAAAGAATATCCCGACTGTCGCAACCGCAGCACCGACCAGAACGAGGATGCCACCGAACAGTCGTGTGTTCGCTGCTTGGCTCCGCTCGTCAGTGTCAGTGTCGCTGTTGGTTGTCGGGTGTGACATGTTCTACGTGCTGATTGTGTGCGCTCGTCCAAAAGATTTGCTCCGCTTGATCCATCGCGTACCACTCTTGGGGGTCGATCCCCACCTCTTTCTTCAGCTCGTAGAGGTGTTGTCCGAGGTCAGATTCTCCAAGGCGTTGAGCTTCTCCTGTTGGGACTGGCCGTCGCCCTCCGCGGTAAAATCCTCGAAGAGGTCCCCCAGTTTGTTCTCGTTCCGGTAGATCGACTGCCACACGCGGGCGTCCTGCAGGTCCTCGTCGACGGCGTGCGCTGCGAGGACCTCGGCCATGAGTTCGATGCCGCCCATCGACTCGTCGATGAGGTCGGGCAGCGACATCTCGTCGGACTGCGCTGCGCGCATGAGCTGGCGCTGGCGGGCTTCGAACTGGTCAAGGAGTGCCGCGCCGTGTTCGATCCGCTCGCGAGTTTCTTCGTCGACATCAGTCAGTTCGACGTCCCGGGCCGACATGGGCCGGTAGAACTCGATGTCGTTGCCGTGGACCTCGATCTCGAAGGTGTCCTCGTAGCGGGCGACGAACAGGTCGCGGGCCGTCCCCTGCAGTTCGAGTCGGTCCTCTTTGCGCTCTTGGCGCTTTGCTTTGAGCGCATCGCGGGTGTCGGCGAGCGCCTCGGGGTTGGCGATTTCAGTGCTCATGGATTAGGATTAGGCCGGGTTGTAGTCGATGTACTTCTCGCCCTCGACGGCCCACTCCCACGACGCCATCGGCGGGGTTGAGGAGGGGTCGATCTCGGGGTTCATGAGCTTGCAGTCGCCAAAGCGGTGGAGCAGTTCGGTGTCGGCGACGACGTCGAACGTGCTCAGATCACTCGGGAGCTCGTCGGCGAGGTAGGCGATCTCGACGTACTTCTCTTCGCCGAAGCCGATCCGGCGGTCGGTGGTGGACGTCGAGAACTCGATACCGTCGGTTCCGCTGTCGCTCGCCAGCCCGATCTCGGTCATCGCTTCGAGGTCGGCCGCGAGCGCCGACGAGACCTCGACAGTGAACGTCTGGCTCGTGCGGTACTGCCGCGTCTGGCGTTCTGCGCTGGGCGTGAAGTCCTCGCTGGACTCGTCGAACGCCGTCGAAAGGTCGTCTTTGCTCGCCAGCGCGAGCACCGTCCGCGTCGGGTCGGTGCCCGTCTCGTCGGCGAGGATGATGGCGACTTGGCTGTTCTCGACTTCGGTGTTGTTGGTTCGGTTAACTGTTGACATGTGTGTATGTTGCTGAAACTGCAAACTGCTATCAGCGGCCGTAGCCGCCGATATCGAATCGTTTGACGGATCGGTACCGGTTGCGGTCGTCGTCCCACAGCGGCTCGGGCGTCCCGCCCGTTTCGCCCTCGGCCTCCCACCCAGCGACTTGGGTGGTCATGACGGCCGAGATCTCGTCGGCGATGCGGTCGTGCCACGGCAGCACGCCCAACGACACGCCGCCGGGCGACGGGCGGACGTTCGCGCGGAACTCGTGTTCGACCTGGACGGTCAGGTTGACGTCCTCCTTGAGGTTGCGTCGGCTTGACGAGCCCGTGACGACCGACACCGCGAGCGCCGTCTCCGGCGGATCGGGTGCGGTGTCGTCGTTTCGGTAGCGGCTCATCGAGAACGACGGGAGGATGACTGCCGTCGCGTCGTCGACGACGCCCTCCAGGAGCGCGACCAGCTCGTCGTGAGACTGCAGCCGCTGGAGCGTCAGCCCGCGCAGCTCACGGACTCGCCCATCGGCGCGGTCGGATGTGTCGGGTGTCATGCGCTATTCTCCTCGGCCGCCTCGGCGACGGCCTCTTCAAGGAGGCTGGTGATCGTCTCGCGGTTCTCCTCAATCGCCGGGCGGACGTAGGGGTTATCGAACTCTTGGAAGATCGCGTACTCAACGTTCGAACCGACTGCGACGGTGGCCTTGAACTCACCTTCGCGTTCGGTCTCGAAGTCGATCGAGGCTCGGAGTCGCCCCGTGTCGACGTTGACCCCACGCCGTGCGTCGCCGACGATCCGCAGACCGATCTCCTCGGCGACGGCGTCGATCCCGTTTTGGACGTCCTGCTGAAGTTCTTGCAGGCGCTCGGCCATCGAACGCATATCCTTCGCGTTCTGGATCTGGAAGTCGATGTCCATGTTAGACCCCGTCCACCTCGATAACCAGCGACGTCGGTCGTTTGTGGCGGCCGTACTGCGGTTCGACACCGACCACCTCCACGTCGGAGATGGTTGTCCCGCCGCCGAGTGGCGTAAGTTCGAGCGTGTCGCCCTCTTGGAGTTCGCCGAAGAGATGGCCGCGTGTGACGACCGTCGCCGCACGCTGGACGCGCTCGCCCGTCTCGGTGCGGACGTACTCGGTTGACTCTGGGCGGTAACGGACGGGCTCGTCTCCGATGACGGTCTCGCTGCCGCCGGGAAGCGGCTGGCCGTACTCGTCGGTGCCTGCGCTGTCAGTCTCCCGCTCGGCTGTCAGGCGATGCGTCCAACGGTTCGGGATCATACGACCGAAAAGCCTCCGTAGTAGGATGGCGCGTCGTAGCCGTCGACCGTCGCGTAGACGCCACTGAGCATCACCTCGTCGGGTTCGTAGCTCACCGACGAGCCGTCGCCAGTGCTCTCGGATTCGAGACCGTCGGATTGGGTGCGCTTGAGCCGTGCGCGACACAGCCGGACGAGCGCCTCTTCGACATCGGCCGGGACGCCGTCGTGGCCGTGGGTCCACTCGACCGAGATGCTGCGGTACTCAGTCGGCCACTCGTTGACTGCGGCGTCCTTGAGTAAGACGAGGTGTGTCTCCTCGACGGCGTAGTCCTCGCCTTCGGTGAGATCCGTGACCGACGTTGTCTCAACGGTCACCGACTGGACCGATTCGATCGGCCGTTCGGGGAGTGGGAGTTCGCGCTCGGGGACGCTCTCGGGGCGCGAGAGTTGCTCGGTTGTTGGGGTGAGCGAAAACTCGACGTCGACCCAGCGCTCGATCCGAGCCGACTCGCTGCGGAGTGCGTCCTGAAGTAGTTGGTCGTACTCCGCTTCGGTCAGGTCGGGATTGATGTCGGTCCAATGGAACGGCAGCTCGCGCTGTAGCTCCTCGACCGTCAGGTATCGCTCTGGGTCGGCCATTCAGTTTACTCCTGGTCTCGCAGCGCGGCGATGAGTTCGTCTTTGTTCATCGACCCACGCCCGTCGATCTCGGCCTCGGTGGCGAGATCCCGCAGTTCGTCGTAGGTCAGGTCTTCGAGGTCCTCTTCGACGTCGGTAGACTCGACGCTGTACTCGTCCTCGCCGAGCGTGACCTCGCCGGTGCGCTCGAAGTAGCCGAGTTCGTCACAGAAGTACGCGGCTGTGTCGGCGTCGAGTTCGTGTTCGTCACCGTGAGTGGACACGCCCGACAGAGCGCCGTGGTTGAGACGGCCGGGGCCACTAACATGACGGACTCGTTCAGTCATCCGTTATCAGGGTGCCTGGATGTTGGTGGCGAGTGCGCCACTCTGCAGTTCCTCGATCTGGAAGTCGAACTGTCCTTCGAGCAACGTCCGCGAGTGGAGCGCCTCGTCCATCGTCTTGTCGGAGTCGGTGGTCTGCGTGATCTCCATGGCCTCGTACGGCCCGAAGGCGAGCTGGTCGGGGTTGATGAGCATCGCGATGTCGTCGGGCCAGTAGCTGACGCCGACGATGTCGTAGCCGAACGGGGTAACATCCGAGTCTCCCTGCAGGACCACGACGCCGAGCCCGTCGTTCCGCTCGGTCAGCCCGGAGTGGTACGCCTGGAGCTGGGACTTGCTCAGCATGATGACCTGCTCGTCCTCGTCGCGGAACCGCTCGGGGACCGTCTGGATCATCGAGTTGAACAGATCGGTGTTGACCGGCTGGGCGGTCCCCGCTGCGTCCCCGGTGTCGGTGTGGATGTACGTCGGCATCGTGTCGACGGTCTCGCCGTCGGCGTCGATCCCGATGCGGTCCGAGGCGGTGTCGTTGCCCTCGGCGATCGCGATCCAGCCGTCGAACTTGTCGTTGAGTGAGGCCGGGAGGCTGGAACCGGTGCGCCCGGCGTTGATCGCGAGGTTCTGGACGTCGTTGGCCCACGCGCGCTCGAAGTGCGAAAGGATGAGATTGGCGACCTGCTCATCCGACATCGTGTCCTCGACGGCGTCCTCTTTGAGGTCGTACTTGATGTAGTAGTACTGACCGGTGACGTTGAACTCGACAGCACCACTGGTGGCGCTGGACGTCTCGGGGCGGCTGCCGTCTTCAGCACGGGTGCCACCCGAGAGTTCGGGGACGCCGATCTTCGGCTTCGCCATCTCTTTTCGCGCCAGCGGCTCGACGCGGACCATGTCGAGGAGTTCGCTCTCCTCTTGGGTCCGCTCGATGAACTCCTCGAAGAGGTCTCGGGGGAGTTGCGCGCCGCTGAGGTCGGTCGTGTTGATCGGGCTCTTCTGCAGGCTCTGGGTGTTCGCGGTGCGTGCTTGGTCAGACATGCTCAGTCCCCTCCGAGCGCGGCCTTGAACGCGCTCGCTTCGTCATCTTCCTCGCTGGTTTTCTCCGCGCCGTCGACCTGGTCGCTCTCGGCGCTGGCCTTGGCGACCTTGTCGATCCGTTCGGCGTTCTTCTCGGACTGCTCGTGTAGGGCCTTTGCCCACTCGGGGGCGTCTTCGAGTGCGTCGCCGTCGTCGGTCTTGTCGAGGTCGGCGAGGCGATCGGCGTTCTTGTCTGCCTGTTCCTTGAGCGCCTCCGCCCATTCGGGGGCGTTGGCGAACTTGTCGGTGTCAGCGTCTCCGCTGGTGTCGGTGTCGTCGGTTTTGCTCATCGTGATCTCTGTGTCGGTGTCGCTCTCGGCCATCACGTACGGGATGAACTCCTCGCTGACGGCCGCGTTCTCTCGCTGCTCGCGCGTCCACTCCACGAACTCCCACGCCGCCTCGTCGGAAGCGAAGGCCGTGTCGTCGTCGAGCGCATCAGTCTGCCACAGCCATTCTCGGAACTCCCCGAATGTGGCGTCACCCTGCGCGTCGACGAAGCGTTGGACGGCGTTGGCGACGAGCTGGCCCTGCTCTTCGGTGAGCTTTTCGAGCGCCTTCTCCTCGGAGTCGCCATACTGGGCAACGTCGAAGGCGTACTCGTCGCTGTCTGTGAACCGGTTCGTCTCGAAGTCCATATCCGACGCGAGCGCCGCCTCGACGGCGTCGTGGGCCGCCATCAGCGTCTCTCGGTTTGCTTCCGAGAGCGTGCGGCCCTCTTTGGCGAGCGTCAGTGCCTTTGCGGTCGTGGTCGGGTCGGCGTCGACCAGCTCGATGCTGTCGGTGTCGTCGCCGTCGCCGTCGCCGTCGTCACCTCCGAAAAGTAGGCCCTTGAGCCGCTTGCCGAGCGTGGCGTCATCGACGTCGTCAAGAGGCGGGGCGTCGGGGTCGTCAGTGTCGTTGGTCATGTCATGGTTGTGTGCCTTGTCGGTCGGCGACTGCAGGTGCCCCCACAGCCGTCGGGCATCCTCCTCGGAGTGCCCCCGCGGTTCCATCATCTCGACAAACGACTCCTCGTCACCGGCCCGCTCGACGAGGTTCTTTGTGAGAGACTTCTCCGCGTGGTCGGCGTTCGGGACCGCCGGGATGTCGACGTCGGAGATCTCGGCCGTGTAGCCGTTGAGGATCTCCGAAGCCCCGCCGGATTCGACCTCGGCCGGGAAGTTCACCCCATCGCCGAGTTCATCGGCCGACCGTTCGACTTCCTCGCTGACTTCGCCGCCGATCGAGAAGCCAGTGAGCACGCCGTCATCGACGAGCGCCCACAGCTCATCATCGTGGTACTTTCGCGTGATGATCCACGAGCCGGCGGCGTACTCCTTGCCGCCAATGGTCTCGGGCTCGTCGATGATCTCGTTGCGGACCAGTTCCGCGTCATCATCGGCGAAGCGGTAGTGCATGACCCCGTCGTCGGGATCGGGTGCATACATCGCCTCGATGCCAGCGGGCTTGAGAAAGTCGCGCTGTCGGTCGACCTCGTTGGGGACGAGAGCCGCGCCCGTCGCGGTCCGCTCGTCCTCGTCGGTCGCTTTGATGGCGACGGTTTTCTGGAAGCGCCGCGGCTCTGTCTGTGTCATTGTCCCGTTGAGAACGCCGGGGGATATGGACCTCTGGCAGCGCCCCCGGCGGGGATGCCGTCATCGGTGGTTGCGTCAGATCGCGGCCGTCACGCGACCGCCGTTCTGGATCGTTTCGAGTTGGCTCTCGGTGAGTTGATCGGCGAACACTGCCGCCGTCGCACAGCGACAGTTGGCGATCTCGCTGACCGGCGCGAGTGGGTCACCAGGGTGATCGAGGTAGACGCCGCCGACTTCGAAGGACGTTCCCACGGCGACGACCTGTTGGTGGGCTTGCGCGTGCGAGTCGCGCTCCCGCCCATCGATCGACGTCAGCCACTGTTCGCCGACGACGCTGTCGGCGTCTTCGTGCGCCGAGTGTGCGCCAGCGTTCGACGTTGAGATCGTCCCCGTGCGGGCCGCGCGCTCGGCGACGTAGCCTTCGAGGCGGCCGTCGTATAGCTCATCGTTGAGCTTGTCGGCGATGTCGGGGATCGACAGCCCGTCTTTGTGCGCCCCGCGGAGCCACCGCGCCGAGTCTTCGGTGATCGTCTCCAGGGTACTCCCGGCGGCGACGTCAACCCACTCGTCGAGGATGTCGAGCGTCCGGTCGGGGACAACGTCGAACGCCACGTCGATCTGCTCCTGGCGGACGGCCAGCTCACGCCCGGCGAGGATACCGTCCTCACCGTTCTCCCGGAACACCACTTCGAAGTCGTTGGTGTAGTCGCCCGCTCGCTGTTGGATCTCGCCGCGGAGCGATTCGAGCGATTCGAGGTCTTCCTCACTGGCCTCGTCGAGGAACGCTTCGATGTCGTTCTCGACCGGCTGGACGGCGTCGATGTAGTCGTCGAGGAACGTCTGAAAAACACGCTCCTCCTCCGGCGAGAACTCGACTTTCGAGAGCACTCGGCGTTTTGTGAGTTGCCGACCGCCGCACGCCTCGCACATGGTCAGTCCCCCGACGCCCCGCGTTTGATCCGCTCGTCGGCCTTCTCTTCGCGCGCCGACTGTTCGACTTGGGTGACTGCCTCGTCAAGGGCCGCCCCCGGCGTCTGTTGCGTTGATACCTCGGAGACGAGCCGCTCGCCGATCTCGTCATCGCGGGGTTCGAGGCCGAACAGTTCGAGCGCTTGGTTGACCGTCAGCACCTCTTTGACCGAGTCGGCGGTCATCTTCCCGATCTCGGCCCGCTCGCGTTCGTTGCGCGCGCCCTTGGTGACGAAGTCGACCGTCCAGTCGTGGACGTCCAGGATCTGCTGGTGGATGACGCGATAGAGGCGCTCGGCGTAGCGCTCTTGCTCCGGTGCGATTGTCTCTTCAGTGAACTCTCGGATCGCCTCCTCGGTGTTGGCGTTCGTCGCGTCGTGGTGCCCGAGGATCTGCAGGGGGACGTGGTGGACCTTGGCGATTTCCTTCTCGTTCATCTCCCGGTAGTTGGCGAAGCTCATGTCTTCGTCGCCGTAGTGAGCCGCCGGCTCGACGCGGATCTTGACGTTCTGGTCTTCGACGCCGATCCCCTTGTCGACGAGGTCGTCGGCCTCCAGGATCAACGCCCCCGGACCATCGCCGTCGCGGAGCCCCTCGATATGCTCCCGAACCTCTTCGCGGGACTCCTCGGAGAGTTCGCCGCCCTCGACGATGATGAGGTAGTCCATGACGAGGTTGTTTTCGAGACGCTCGCGGTTGAACCGCCGCGCCTCCTGGTCGGCGACCATCGTCTGAATCTCGCTGATCCATGTCGGCAGGCCGTAGTACAGCGTGTTCGGGTGCGGGTTCGGGATGAACAGCAGCTCGTTGGCTGGCTTCGCACCCTCGTTTCGCATCGTCTCGATGTCGTTGTAGACCTCGCCCGTCTCCCGGCCGACATACCGCGGGTCGGGGTTATCGTTGAGGTCCGTGTTCTGCCGATCGCCCGCCTCGGCGAAGTAGCGCGTCTGCCCGTTGCGCTTTTGAACGTATCCGTGGCCCGCGATCTGTTCGTCGATGAACCCATCGCCATCCCGTTGCTTTTTGACGCGGACGGTCTTGGCAGGGAGGTAGCTCATCCCCGCAGGTTCGTCATCGAACTCGGCGTAGATGATTTCGAGGGCCGCCCACCCGATACCGTGGTAGTCTTGGCGGGCCTTCTCGTGCATCTCGGTCGGCGTGCCGCGAGCCGTCCCCTTCGGCCCGAGTTTCCAGAGCGTCTCCCGCGACCGCCAGAAGTTCTCAGCGCGATCGCGTTCGTCTTCGCTGGCGTCTTCCGGATCGACGTTTTCGTGCGGCACGATCTCGAAGCCGTAGCCGACCTCGCGCTTCGACTTTATCTCAACACACACCGCGTGCGTGCCGTTGAGTTCCTGGAGCCCGGCGAGTTGGTGGGTCGGGTAGGGCGTTGCGATGCCCTGCCCGACAGTGATGCCGATCGAGCGCTCGTCGAGTTGGTCAGACGACGCCGACCCGGCGGCCTTCTGCATCCCGACCAGCGATGACTTGACCGTGCTGGTGTCGTCGTCACTCATCGTCTTCGTCCTCCTCGTCATCGGCGATCTTGTCGACCGTCTCTTCGTCTTCGACGATCGCTGTCTTGTCTCGTGTCATGGTTAGTTGATGAGCTCCGAACCGCCACCGCTCGAACCACTCTGCCGGTCGCCCGAGTAGCGTTGGTAATGCGTAAAGAGCGCGTACCGAAGCGAGTCAAGGGCGTGGTCGGTTGCCGCCGACTTCCCGACTTGGTCCTCCTTGTACGAGGCGAACTCTTGGATGAGATCGCTGCACCGATCGGCGATGAGCACGCCAGGGCGGCCGTCTTCATCAACGGCAAGACGGTCGCGGACGTGGTCGATGCCGCCGTCGAGGCTCTTTTCGGCCTTGACGGCAGGCCAGCCCGCAGCCTTGAACTGTCGGATGTGCGCGGGTTCGTGTTCCGCGTAGACGATCCCCTTTGGCCGCCCTTTGATCCACGCCTCCCGACCGTCGAGGATGCCGTCGGGATCGACCACTTCGGCGAGCCGCGACTCGGATTCGTAAAACGAGTCCCAGACAACGAACTGGTCGGTGTGGGTCTTTCGAATATCGAGCAGCACGCGCGGGTCGTCCCACCCCGCGTCGTAGCCGTACATCGCCCAGTCCTCGACGAGGCGATCGGCGAGTCCGTCGGTCGGGGTGACGTGTAGGTTCCGTGAAAAGTCGGCGTAGACGAGCCCCGTCGCCGCACTAAAGCCGCCATGCAGCGCTTGGGCCTCGCGTTCGGAGCCCTCGAACTGGGCCCGCATCTTCTCTTTCTCATTTAAAAACGGGTTGTTGAGCGACGACCCGACGACGATCTTCAAGCGGTCGCTCCACCGTAGGGCTTCGTCATCTTCGTCGACTTGCCGCTCGGTGATGTCGTAAAACTGGTTGAACCCGTTGCCGGTCGAGGTCCACAGCGTGACGTTCGGGCCCGCCTCTGTCCGCTGACGGGTGACGAGCATCTCGTGGAGATCGTAGAGGTCTGTCGTCCCGTAGTGGGCGACCTCATCCATCCAGATCGCGTTGAACTCCGAGCCGGCGAAGCGCGACCAGACGTCGGCCCCGCCGAGCTGGACGACCGCGCCGTTGATGAGCGTCAGGCGGTGTTTGGTGCCGTGATACCCAGCGACGATCGGCGAGTTCTCAGGGTCGCCGTCGGAGTCGTTCGGGACTGTGTTCTCGCCCGGGAGGCGCTCGAAAAAGCCTTTGTAGGTGGCCGGGCCGCCTTTCTGACGGTCGGGCGCGAGCACGAGGTAGTGGCCGTCTGGGGTCTGGACGGCCTCGGTGAGGATCCAGTCCGACCCAAGGACGGTCTTGCCGCCACCGTAGCCGGTTCGGAAGACGACGACGTCGTAGTCGCCGGATTCGAGGGCGTCGAAGGTCCGCAGTTGGGCGTCCCAATAGTGACCACCGACCTCGACAGCGCCCTCACTCGTCTGGGTCGTAACGCTCACGGCGGACAGTCACCTCCATCGGGCCGCCTCCTTCGCCGGTGTGTTCCATGCTGCCCTCGACCTCGCGCTTTTCGGTCTTGACGAAGCCGTGGGCGCGCTCGGCGATGAACCGCAGGTTACGATCCTCGCCGTCCCACTCGTCGTCGAGCATGAGGCCCGTGATATCGCGGGCGTTCTGGGCCCGAG